CGGCTGTTTTATATATGTGCGTAGGATTCTGATCAATAGAATGAAGAGAACCATCTCCGAAATCCCAATCCCACGAAGTAGGATTTCCTATAGTTGTATCGGTAAAATTGACGGAAAGTCCCGCAGGCCCTGTTAAGGGAGATCCTATGAAATTAGTAACTAAACCTACAGTTATATATCCTACTTTAGTATTAGTATTGAAAGAGATACCATCACTACTTGTTAACGAGACATTGTAAACACCGGCTGTTTTATATATGTGTGTAGGATTTTGAGCGGTAGAATGAAGAGAACCGTCCCCAAAATCCCAATCCCAGGAAGTAGGACTTCCTACAGTAGTATCTGAGAAATTGACATAATGTCCAGCAGGCCCTGTTAAAGGTGATCCTGTAAAATCCGCTACTAATGTAAAGGGGGGGATTTCCAAACCAATGGCATTCAACTTAACATCTGGTGCAATAATAATTTTATTAGCGGCAATATAACCTTTAATGTTAGTTCGAGATCCTATCAACAAGCGAGATTTAGGTGTAGCAAGTAAGCCATTAATGGCACATTCTACCCCAATGATAAAATCATCTGTTTGATTAGAATAGATATAAATTCTTGAAGAATCAGATGTATCATTTAATATCATTTTACATCGATCAGCAAAGTGGATAGTCTCCTGCGAAAGTATCTTAATGGTATCTGCGGGGAGCATATCGAAGTACATTTTTACGTCAGGCTCTAAAACAAATTTCTTGAAAGCATAAATTCCGTTTTTAAACGTTACAGAAGTACTTGCAGAAGCATAAAATTCACCAAAATTACCAGGTAATAATGTTAAAGTACCCTTTGGTGGAATAAAAACGTTTATATTAGAGTACAGTATGCTGCCCAGTAGAGGTAATGAGGGAATATTAACCAGTGTATTATCTGCAATTGTACCGCTCACTGATGCTGTAGGGGATATAGTTATATTACCAGAAGCTTGTAGGTTGCCGTCAATTGTGGCCCTATCATTTAAAATGATATTATTTAATGAATATGAATTTCCTTTCTGCACTACTTCAATACCGTACAATATGTCGCCATTTGAGTAAAGATTACCTTCAATGGCAATTCCTTTAAGGGTGATTCTATCCTTAATCTCTATCCCAATATTAGCAAGAGCTAAAATATTTTTATAGCTTCCCATTTATATCCTACTCAGATATTTCTATTTTATTGATAAGTTCTATTCAGGCATAATAGTTCTTGTTTCTATGGTATTTACCCACATAACAATTTATAAGGTGTAAGCCTTACTGGGTGAACTATATTATGAATAATATTAGTCTATATTTCTTTTATTTTTCCTCAGTATAACTGATTTTCATTTTCATTTTCATAAAAAATCATCCCATTTAAAGTCATCTTATATCTTGTCTAAAGTCATATTTATACCTATAGTATAAGACCCATAGTCAAGGTAATTATGAGAGATAGATCGACCAGTTGCTCCATGAGTATCTCCTAAATCCCATTGCATTCCGGTGTATTGATATCCGGTAGGAGCTAAACTATTATCATCAAGGTATACTAATAAGGGTTTTTCTCCTCTTAAGGGTTCTCCAGAAAAATCCATTTTACCAAGAACCACAAGATGACTGTCTATATCATCTATCTTATACCAATCATTACCATTATTCATAATAGAAAAAATAACTTTATGATAACCATAAGTACGGTAGATATGCTTTGGTTTTGGAATATCACTATTAGTACCATCTCCAAAATCCCAATAAAACTTTTTAGGCTCAAAACTTAATCCAGTATACCCAAATACATATTCTGATGGTATAACATCTACTATAGGAAAGCTCTTAGGTATTAAGCCACCCGTGTCAGGATCTACTTTATTAATTAATAATATACCAGTCTCAGCCATAGTAAACCTCTCTTATATCTTCTACTTACAGAGTACCAAGATATCCCGCTTTACCTCTACCTTCAGCATAATAAGAAGCTATATCTTTATTAACCGCCCATATTCTTAATTCATCCATTTTCATAGTACTATTAGGTAAAATATCAGTCCCAGTACCAGAGAATGTTAGAGGGCTACTATTCTCAAATCTTATAACTTCAAGTTCTTTCAAATAATAGGAAAAGCTTCCTACATACATTTTTCCGGTATCTCTGTTAAAACCAATAAATTCCCAATTACCTGGCTCAGCTACTTTATTCTTGGACCTGAAGATATTATCATTACCCTCAAATACCAGATGAAAAGACTGATCAAGATATAATCTCCAGTAACATCCTGAAATTGTATCAAAAGATTGTGCTACGATGAAATCCGGAATGGGGATGTATGTGTCAACAATTATATAGCTACTTTTAGTAACTGAGTATTGATCTGCATTCGTTTGAGCTATTAAAATTACATCATATTCCCCAGGATAATAATAGGTATGGTTTATTGTTTGAAGATCACTTCCCTCAACAATAATACCATCTCCGAAGATCCATTTTCTATGTACTATAGTCAAATCCGTAGGATCATTAAAAGTCGTAGATAGATATCCAGATCCTGTCCTGTATGTTGCAACTATGTCCGGTTGTGTCATATTATTTATGCTATCGTTATTTGTTCAGATTTTATATGAGATCCTGCTGAGTTAGTCGCTGTCAATTTAACTACATATATTCCAGTAGATCCAAAAGAGTGTGTTATTATTCCAGAGTTATAAATATACCCATCAATATCCCATGTAAGTGTCTTTGGTATATACAACGAAGCATCTATAAATCTTATAGGGTATCCTACTATACCAGTATAAGTTTCATAAATAAAATCAGCTATTGGGGGTTGATTAACATTTATCCATGCCTGTATAGTTCCTGTAAATCCGATATATTTATTATTACGATACCCGGATATCCCTCCACGATACTGTATACTGTGACAATTATCTATGATGCCTTCTTCAAGAGTAAGGACTGATTGACCTTGATCAATTATCTCTATAGAAGTACTTGACCCAGTTTCGTTATTAAAAATTATCCCTGTTAATCCTGCTCCAGTTGCACCCCACACAAGATCTCTTTCGTAAGAAGAATAATCAGTTAAATTTATATCATTAGTTTTAAATTTCAGATAAAGCAGGAGATCTAAATTTTGATATACTCCTGTTTCCCCTTGGATACCTGTAGATCCCATCATACCCACGCAAGTGTCCCCTTGGATACCTGTATACCCAATTGGGCCTTCTATACCAGTATAACCCTGATAACCTGTATACCCGTAAATTCCTGTATCACCTACTTTACCTTGAGCACCTCTATCACCTTGTATAAATTCCGAAGTAATCGCAAAGGTGGACATTTTTGAATATAAATTTATCTTTTTTACTTCAAAACTGGATAAAGATTGCTGGAGTATAAACTGTCCAATAGGTAGGGCACTAGTTAAAGCATCACTATCGCATGAATCTATGTATGATACAGATTTCTTAACTGTATCAAAGATAAATTTTCCAGTATCTATAGAATAATAAATATTTACAGCTGCATAATATCTTTTTTCCATTGGAATAATAAAAAAAGATTGTTGCCTCAATGGTAAAACAATATTTACAATAGACACAATCTTATTATTATATAGTACATTTCCTATATTAATTATATAATCTATAGAGCCATCAAAATTTTTACGCTCGAATATGTTATTTGCATTATCCATAAGGTATTATTTCCGAACAATAGGCTTATTAATTAGTCTATACATCGCTATTGATGTATCAACATTTTCTACATATCCTGGAAGATATTCTGTACTGGTATCTTCATAAAATCCAGTTTTATTTTCATTTCTTGCTCTATATGTTTTACTAAATATAACCAGTATAAGCTCCCCCCTCAAGAAAGGGTACGTCATTTTAGATCTTATTCGAGCCAAAAATGGTATAAAAACTTTTCTCGGTGTAGATATAGTAAGATCTTCACAATGAGATATAATATCAGAAGAACATTCCCTATAATAAGGTCTACCTAATTTATCCCCCACATTATTGGGTTGAGAAAACGTAAGATCATCCCCTACATATTGAGAAACTATAGCCGGTAGTTTCACAAAACCAGTATCAATTCTGAAATTAGAAAAATCAAGATCATCTACATTCGAAAAGAAGTTATCATTAAGTACTTCATCCGAATTAACTGGGATATGTTCTGCTGGTACAGCATAGGGTTCCCCGGGGATAAGATCACTGGATCCCGTTCCTAAATTTGTAATATAGACAAAATCTGAATTCTTAATAATCTCAACGGTCATCTCACTCGGTAAATTAGCTACAGACTGGTAAGGAACATATTTATAAAAGACCGATGAGACCGGGGTATTGGTGATACCCGGAAGAGTGCTTAACTTAATCAAAAGAGGAATAAGAATAGTACCTGATGTAACTGACTTTCTACCATCAAAAGTCAGTACAATAGTAGATGTCCCTAAACCTGTAACACTGGCAATAGGTATCATTGAATAATAATCTACACCAGTAGAAGGTTTATACCATGCATACTGCTGCATAGTATTATCTCGTACATTACAAGAACTTATACCCAAAATTGAGCCATTAACTAACCCACTCGGTACGCCAGGACCATCTATTATAGAAATAGTAGCATTTGACCCACCGATAGTACTGGCTTGATATAGAATACCTACATACATGCCTGAAACTGCTCTGGATGCAATATTGAAATTTGCGGAGAAAGAAGTCCTTAGAGCTTCCTGATTTTCACCAGTTGCCTTTACCGTAATACCTATATTTGGATTAGTCCCTCCAACTGCATCACCAGTAACAATAGCTTCCAGAACAACTTCAACAATAGAATTTCCAGGAATAGTAAAAGCAGGATCAAGATATATAACCAAGTTGCTTGTATCGGAGTCCTCCCGATCTCTCATAGTGAGATTATTCTGATAATCAATCCCAACTTTATAAACTGATCCATTTACATTTTTAATCGATTGTACCCCATAAACTGCATATCCATTAATATTTTTAGGAATACGCAGAATATTTGTCACAACAGTAGTCTTAAGATAATAATGGTAGATAACCAAAGAGCCTTTATACTGCTGACCCTTAAACTTTTTAAAACCCCTTTGATAATCTTGATCACTATGAATTTCATTTCCAACCAAGTCATATAGAGCTCGATCATCCGGATTATCTTGAATAATTTTTGCAGAATATAATTCAGTATAATCATGATATCCCGGGACATTTTCAGGTAATTCTTCCAGGATCTTTATAGGTATTCTGGAATTTATACCATTGAAATATATTGAGGTATTTGGATTACTCGACACTGGTCTATATTTTATTGCAATAGGATTCTGTGGAACTCTACTAAGACCTACCTTAGAATAATCCATATAATTTGCTGTTATAACATAAGCCACACCTTCAAGATCTCCCCCGGCAGGAGCAAAATTATCTTCAATATGAAAAATAACTTTATTTGTACCATATCCTTCGAAAGTTCCATTTACTGGTTCATTAGTAAGTACTCCATCTCGACTTATATATGCTGAATAATATGAGGGATCATTATGGTATAATCCTATATCGATAGGACCAAAAGTTAATTCTGCAGTAGTTATTTGGATATTAGGGTCAAGGATCTTTTGATCTGCCACGATAACAGCTGCAGAAGATACTCCTCCTCTTACTAAGTTCTGGTTATCTGTGATACCCGTATAAGTATCTACCATCATCATAGTAGTACCATATTGAAGACCCTGCTGATCTTTATCACTCAAATTAGTATTGAGCGTATTAGCTAATAGCTTTTCAAGATTTTTTTCCAGGAAATAGCTATAGGATTGGATATTTATCTGTCTACGAATATCAACGATATCATCCTGGATAATATGGTTGTATGTCAATCCATCCGGTCTTATTGCTCCGATATTAAAATCTGTAGAGCCATTTATATTGCTATCTACATTAAATGCTGCTGAATTTCTTCTGGTAACAAAAAACATAGGAATAGCCCAACTATACCCGTCATAGGTGCTACGGCATCTTGAACGCCATAATCCATAATCACCATTCTCTTCACCCATATTTACAAAAGTATAACTGCCTGCATCATTAGAATTAAGATTAGGACCAAGGCTATATACAAAATCATGACCGATACCAGCTTCAGTATATATGTAAGGGTCAACTCCTTCAGCTATTCTTATTCGATATTGAATTTGAACTCGTTTAGTAGTTTCCGTACCAACTTGAGGATCAATGATATTATCAGGGAGATATTCTTCCGCACCAGAAAGTACGTTACCTTCAGGATATATTCTTCCTACAGATTTTGTTATTAAATCTGTATCCTGAGCTTCAGCAGACCCATTCGAATAATATGCTATATACCCGTCTGATCCGCAGAACCATCCCTTATTAGTCTCAAATAGAAATGCATCTTTAAGGTCAGCACCGATACCTAATTCAAGTATTGTCCATTTAGCCCCACTATTGCTACTATATAATACGATACCATAATCACCAGCAATCCATACTTTATCTTCAACTGAAAAGGATATTTGAGCTGGAGTAATGCTAGAAAAACTTCCATAAGAAGGTCTAAAATCAGAAGGCTGACCAAAGGGTTCATAATCTATAGCTGCTTCAAAAACCCTCACCTTTTCACGTTCACTGTTCGGTAAAGATGCATCAGATAATTTATAAGGGCTGAGTATCTGATTGATTGCATTTCTAAGCTCTTCCGAATTTGCATACTGATCGAGATCAAGAACATTAATGTAATTGATATTATCCTGTACTCCTGAATATTCCAAAACAAGTGAATTTGGATACGTATTTGGAGAAATCTTATATATAAGATTTTTAAAGAAATTTCTGGAGCTAGGGTAAACAGCAATAGTGAATTTTATAGCAAACTCACGCTTGATATAAACTTTATTTAGTTTGTTAACTCTATCCGGAAATATCTCAGATATAGTCTTATATGCACCATTGTACCAGATTCTATCTGACATCTCAGACCATGAAAAGCCACTATCAGAAGTACGGAAAATTCTTCCATCATCAGAAGATGCTACTCCATCATTTAAATTAAAAAATGCCATAGAAGTAATATTTGAAGTTATAGTAACACCTAATGCCACATTAATCATATTAAATCTCTGCCAGATATTACCTCCATCTTTTGTCATAAGGAGAGTGCCCTTATCTCCGGAAGCCCATCCTACAGCGACATCATAGAAGTATATAGTGCTAAGATTTTCAGTAACACTTGAAGTCTGTGACGAGAGTACAAAATTTGTACCATCTATAGATAGAAGAATAGTTCCATTATCCCCTACTATACAGACATTCTGGTCATTTATAATAAAAATATTATTCAAATTATCTACTATTGGAGTTTCAATAGAAAACCATGTTTCTCCCCCATCCAATGTCTTGATAATCACACCACCATTACCAACAGCATATCCCAAGTAAAGATCAAAAAAACTTACCTTATTAAATTTAACATTAACTGGGGTCTCAATAGATATCCAATTTATTCCCCCATCAATAGTTTTAAGAATGGTACCAGTATCTCCTACAGCCCAGCCAATATTTTCATTATACATCCAGATACCATTAAGAGTACTTACTTTAGATATAGGCTGCGGTTTTGCAACTCCTTCTAATGATTCTGATGTAGTGCCCTGAGGAGAAACTATAGATCTCCAAACTTCAAGAAATACTCCATCTACTCTAGCACCCGATCGTATAGAATCATCAAAAGCGACATTATTGACATGACGTAATGGAGTATTGGTATTAGTAACATATACAGGCCATCCATTTACCATAGCCACTTCAGGCTTGGCACCATTTGGATCCTGAGTATAGAAGCTATTATTAAAATCATTAGAGGTATAAACCGGTCGATAGCTTAACCAACCCGAGGGGAGATGAGCTGTAGATTTCCGGGTAAGTATCTCTTGAAATTCTTGAGCATTATTGAGCTCAACATCTAATGCAGGTTTACCCTCTTGAAAAACGACTTTATCAAAAGCATACCCTAAACCCTCATAAGAGGTTGAGATGTCTTCTCCATGGTTAATAGCCATACGTTAAAATCCCCGTTTGTTTACTTTTTCATCAATAATTTCTATATCCCTCAGACTAATATTATCTATATCAAGATATTCTATTTCAGAGGTGTCTAAATCACCAACTGGATTTTCATCTGCTGGATAATATGTGAAATATGAAACTTTATAGAATTTAGTTTGAGGAGGTGCCCCATCCGTAGTACTTACTATGATTTTCCCATCTGATTGAATATAAGCTCTTCCCGCTCCCTTTGATACATCTATGGGTGAAGACACAAGAGTGAGAGGAATATTGTTTTCATAAACTCCTCTGAAATAATTTGGGTCTCCGCCATTATCCGATGTCTTATAAGTTAGAACTTTATCAATACTCCTATAAGATGTTATACCTGAAGCACTGGCTTTATTATACGTCTCAAATGTAGCATAGCCAACGGGGTCAAGTGGGATAAAAGAGCCATTCCTTTTCATCATTCGAGTAAAAGGTATTCTGATATCCTTCACACCATCAACACCACGTACAACACCTGACACAGAACTTTGTGTTAATGTCTCTCCCATTTTAAGTCGTGAAACATAGTTTGAAATAGCGGTCACAATTCTTGACTTAAGAAGATTAATATCAGTACCAGTTTTTCGTACTATTACAAAACTTATATCCGCAAAATTTCTTATAGATTGTTTAGTAATAACATCGCCACAAGCATGCTTCATTATATCAATTTTTGCCTGAACTTGTTGTATTAAATTATTAGTAATAAAAGTTACATTAAAATTCTCACTAGCCCTATATGAAACAGCTACTCTGTCTCCGTGTCTTATCTTACTATGATATAAAAGTTCAAGGTAAGTATATGCAACATCACTCCCCAGATCAATAGCATAATCTATATCTTTTAGATAGGCAGTCCCGCCACCTATAGGAGTAACGACTATTGAAGCAGCATCTACTCCTTTTAAAACCAATTTTGCTGGAGTATCATAGAGCATATCATGCTCTTCATTTGATATAGTAATAAATTCCTGGATATTATCGGATTCATTAAAAAAGAATTTCACAGCATCTTTAGCAATACTTGAATTACCATTGAGTATAGGGTCTTCATATTTTACCAAGCGATATTTTGATGTATCAATAGTTGCTCCTGCAGAAGTAGTTACAGACACTATTGAGTCTACTGGCTGCTGAGAAAGAACCAGCATATTTGAACTTCTATATAAATATGCTACTTCAACTATATCAAAAGTAGCCAAACCTATATTTAAATTCTGCTGATTTTTATCTAATAAAATTGTGTCACCTTCCCCAATTATTTGTAGGTTAGATAAAGAATAATCTTTTCCTCGTGTAATATTTCTTACTTTATTTACTGCCACTATTGGATTATCTACGCTAACTTTTTGATTCTTACTTCTTAATCTGAAATCTGTTGCATCCGAAATATAAAATGTTTCCCCGACTTTATTACCGTAGGAATCAGTTGAGTATTCATAGCTAAAAGCAACTTGATCAACCATTTGCATAAACTTAGTACCTCTAACATGCACATCAACCTTACCACCTATGTGACGATTATCTACAGGATCATAATCCCTCATCATTAGAAAATCCCCAGCTATTTCCACTCGTGCCTGTACAACCCCAGGGACATCCATAGCTGTTGAATTATACCCACCTTCTGTTCCTGAATCATATTCTAATTTTGCAACTTTTATCCTATCTGTAAGCTGCTGATTTGTCTCCCTATCATTACCATATCTTGTTGGAATTTCATTTATGACTCGTAAACTCGGAGAAACGTTTAATGCAACAGTGATAGCTTCTGCTGGGACATCCCCTGATTTCCCGGGTGATTGGGCTACTATATCTGTTTGAATCTCATAACGCTTCAATGTAGGATTATAATAAGTATCTGGGTTAGCTGCGCTTAGTATCTTAGTACCTACTACTGCAAAAGATATTGAACCAATACTACTGCTATAATCAGGGGCGGTTGATACAATAGTATTATCGGCGATTATAATATCATTTGTAGGACGAATCTCTGTATAGAAAAGTACTAATCCAGTGGATTTAGTAGATCCCTTTCTTCCAAGATTATAGTTAGAAGCATATTTATTAAATTGCTCATCTATAAGTAATTGAAGATTACTCGAATCTGTAAGACCAAGAGCTGCTGCTAAAGCTCTCTTACGGGGATTAGTAGAAATTGGGTCACTTATACCATCCCCATCAGCATCATCAAAAACTATTAAGGTATCTAAAGATAAACATGAAAAAATAAAATCCTGGATAACATATACTTTTTCAAATTCAAGAGCGACAGGATCAGAAATATCCCTAATAACTGACCCTGGGACGATATTAATCTGATCATTATTAACCATCATCTCTCTTGATATAGAGAAAAGAATATCACTTCTGGATCTTTTAGGTAAATTTTGATAATCAGTTGTATATGTAAGAAACTGCCCTTCTAATTCTTGAGAATAAGGGCTCTCTACTAATTGATTTAGAGCTTTATCAAAAGTTCTTACTGTTGTTACTATATAATATATAATATCACTACTGATTGTTTGACCATCTGATAAAAAGATATTTGATATTTTATTCTGTTGAACTAATTTAGCCAGTACAGTTTTATCTAAATTAAATGTGTAGTATTCAGTAGAAACTTGATTACTTCTTGTAGTGGTTACCGTGATATTATTGACAGTATCTTCATAAGATGTGGTATTCAAAATCACATCTTCAGTTTCTGATTCATCTACACTTGTAATAGGGACATCATTCATAAGTACATATTCTGTACCGGGAGTCATACTCATATAAAAATTACAACCAGAAAAATCATTATCAAGATTGAGTACAATACTGGAAGAAGGAATAAGAATTTTTAAATAATCTTTATATCTTCTCATCTTAATACCCGTAACAGGATTAGCAGATGCAGTGATATTATTCTCTGTAGTTATATTTGCGATAATGCTTGAATATACACTGTAATCTGAAATTTCTCCGATATGTGAGATTACGTTATTTACCTTATACGCCTTAAAATCAATAGTAAGCACATCACCAACTAATAGTTCAAAAATACCTTCAGAAAAAAAGGACCAAGGAATAGAGGTAACAACTGTATTTGATGTCCCTATACCCATATTATCAGTGGATTCTATGGACCAAATCCCAGGAACTCCCCCGCGATCAATTTTATATCGATATTTTACTATGATTATTGTGCCCTGTTCAATTTCCCCGGGGACAACTGGGACATATCCTGATATAGTCTGTATGAGAGCATCAGAATAATAAACCTGATCCCCTGTGGCAGACCAGTTCGTTTTAGGATATAAGATTATAGGTGCAGGAATCATACGTTAATAAACCAATCGTTGTCTTGTAAGGGCATTCATACTCAAATATTGTGAGTATTCTATTGGATTGTTACTCTGTGATGTAAATGTCACTGTAACCAATATCAAAGTTGGGTCGTCAGTTTCAGTTATATCAATTTTTAAGAGCTTACCAAAAAGCTCCCCAGGTTCAAATTTTCTTCCAGAAGCTTGCATTTGCTTTTGGACAGTTCTAAGCTTATCTATAGCAGAACTTATCTGTTCACGAATTCGAGTATATAAAAGTTGTCTATCAGATATCTTTGTACCAATCAAGGAATAAAGATTAGTACCATACCATGAATGAAAAACATTAGAAGAAATCTTTGTAATTATAATTTTTTCTAACTGCTGAAGAAGTAATATCTCTTTGGATATTACTTCGATATCCCCCCGCCCATTAATTAACAAGTCATCGACAGTTTTCACACCAAGACATTTAGGGCAGGTATCTGATAAAGTCACATATAAGAATTCTATGATAGGATCAAAGTTCTTAATCTTATTATTAAATTCGATATTTGAAGTAACTATAAGAGTCATTGCCTGTCGAATACTCTTAATTGTATAAGTCGAGTAGGGATATACAACCCCATTTATACGAACCCTTAAGGAAGTAGCTGATGCCAGGGGATACGGTAAATATACCGTCTTCCTGTCCATTTCAAGCTGCGCCCGAGCCCATAAAATCTTATGATCACAATAATTTTGTAGTTTAACATCGTATGACATAATAATTAGCCGAAGATAATAAGAGATTATTATTAGCTCGACAAAACATCCCGAGTAGTTCTAGTTTTTTTCTCAAGAATGTCTGTTTGCATATCCACGGTGGGTGTCCCAGTTTTAGGATCAAGTTCAGATCTTTTTACAAAGATTCTATTACCATTAACATCCTTTGTAGCAATCTCATCACAAAAAGGTATATCGCCCCCATATTTCCTACGGACTTTCTCACGAACACAGTCTTCAATATTTATATTCCGATCGTATAAGAATGTTTTTGGGAATTTCGTGAATAGTGCTATTTTTCTTAGGTATTTACCACTTGTCCTAATAAATTTATCATCAAGATTCTCAACACCTAATTGAAGTTTATCTTTAATATTCGATATATTCTGATTAACACCTATATTTATTGTAAAATTATTACTAGAGACACTCTCAAGTGTTGTATGCTCTACTTTATTTTCAGCTACAAAAGATTTTGAGATTTCATTCGCAGAATTTACAAGACCATCTACAACAGAATTACCTATCCCTTTTATCCCTCTAACAAGATCGATTGTCATTTTAACATTAGATATAAGCTTATCCAGACTACCTGAAAAATTCTGCAATTTTATAAGTATATCCTTTTTATGCGGGATAGCATCCACGTACTTATCCTGTAGGTTGTCTACATCAAATGGTCCAAAATATATAGATATATCTCTAAAAACTGTTGTATAAAAACCTTCCTCCATTTGATCTAACGGAGTGGGTTTATATGTGTCTTGTAGTATATCAGCAAACTTCTTAACAGAATTCTTTTTATCATAATAAATAGTGCTATACCTATCAAAATAATTATTCTGGAATTTTATATAAGAATCCACCGTAAAATTATCTGGTATAGCTGTAATTATGGATTTAAATTCAAGAAGATTTTGATATAAAGATTTTATTTTATCAAGATTTTTTACAGAATCATTATATTCTTGCTGATTTTCTTTTATGTTATCCTGATATTCTTCAATAGATTTTTGGACAGATTCCAGCGTTGCTTCCAAATGCGATTTTTTTAGTCTCATCTTACTTAAGGTATCATGATATTCCTCTATCTCATCTTGTAATGATCCATATTTATTTCGGAGTAAATTGATAGTTCTTAAAAAAGTTATATTTGGGATATTAGGAAGCATAGCTTCTTCAATAGGAACAGCACTCATTGCAGGCTCTGAGACAGTGCTCGGTACTATATCATCTGAAGATACTGCATTAAAAACAGGGTAATTTACATCAATACCATTATTTGTCAAAAAGGATAGAAAGTCTTCCCTTACTACTAATATATGTCTATTAATATCTTCTATTCTTTTTTTTAATATTCTAATCCTATCTTCATGATACTCTTTCTGAGTCTTAGCAATTGTCATCAGTTCCTGAATATCAGCAATACTATTAGCTTTTACATACGTATCTTTTCTTCTTCTCATCTTTTACCCCAAGCCAAGCATTTTTAAAAGAGTGGAAATAGCCTTCCCAGTATCCTCATATTTTTTCTTTAATCCTTCTGCACTATTCTCTGGAACAATTTCTTTTAATCTATTGGGATCATCTAAATTTGGAATACCATATAGGAGTATTAATCCCAACATTATTCCCTTTTCATTAAAAGTAGCTATCGGAGAATTTTTTTCAACTTTCCCTGCATTTTTTAAATAGTCATTTAAAGATTTACTATCTTTTGGAGTTTCTTTAGTAGAAGTACCGGAATTACAAGCCTTATTAAAGCGGTCTACAAATCCTCTCATACCCCCCTTTTCAAGAGGTAGATTTAAAACCATGAATGTCCCACGCATACTAAAAGATGCCAATCGAGCTACAAGATTTTTTATCTTTTCCGTCACAGCCAATAAGTCTTCAACTTTTTCTCCATAAAACTTAAGATAATCATTTATAGCATCGCTTCCTGTACTTACTAAACCCAAGAGCTTATCTGTAAGAGCATCAAGATTATTAAACATTCCGTCTACTTGTTTCCCTAGCATTCTTCTCACGGTAACGGATTGCCAGTCCCCCTCAAGATCAAATGGGGATAATAACTCTCCACTTATTGATAAATTCATATATTTTTTGAGTTCTGATATTGGAATACATTCCATAGGGACATTTGCTAAAACCTGGTGAGTGGCTATTGGGCTACTTATAGATTTTAAATAAGGATGCTCTTCAAGATAATCATCCCCAAAGACAGAATAAATCTTATATAAATAATTGGTCTCTTGCTTAATATCAAAATCTATATAGCTATATGATGGTCTTAATGGATTGTACTTTTGCTTTAAAATTGGATCATCATTAGTAAATATATAATCGGGTACATCAACCCCATCTAAATTAAAAATAACTGGTATAGCCCCTAAATTACTTTTACGATAGACATAAAAAGATCCAACGGGTGTTTCAGGAGATTCCCACACCAACTTAACACCAAGAGTCATTATCCCATTTTTATTATAAAAACCTGGAGTAGCTTTAAATTTTTGAGCAGGCGATGGGTAAGGGATTTTAAACCCAAAAAGGCTAGATAACTTTTTAAAGTTATCCAATAAATTTCTCAAATAATCTGGATCATCTACACCACCAAGCATAGCTATTATAACGCCACCAACCTTATCTGCTTCTACAAATTTTGGTGCATCAGAATCTGTACTACTTAAACAAGTAGCATTCACTCGAGTAATAAATTCCTGGTATCCCCCAAAAGTAGGAATACTATATTTAGGAAATGTCTTATCAAAATCAGGAGTAATAAGACTTGAGTAAATTCCTGTGGAAACTAATGAGTTAATAAATTCTTTTAAAACTTTAGCTAACTGTTTAATTGCAAACTTTATAAGACCTGATGTAGAAATAACGTTACCACTTAACAATCTGATAATTTTTAGTAATAATGTAATTGTTTCAGTTATCTTATCTAAAGTCTTGAAAAAATTCTCTGCACCTTTTACCGTAGTGTCTATACCGTCTAAAGAGAGTGATATTGTCCAGTTATTCCAGCTATCCCCCGATGTACCCCCTGTTATACCACTTGAGATATCCTCACGTTTAGTAATCTGAGGATTTATCGTAGCAGATATCTTTTGAGATGGTTTAAGGATATATTCTTGTACAGTAATTGTAGGAACATCAAAATCCTCCAATTTAGGCTTTACAAAATCAGGTACTATATCATATTTAATTCTTACCGACATTTTTAATATCCTTTTCAATAGCTTTACAAAGTCTATTTAAGGCAGGAGCGAACATCTCAGAAATACCCTGTGATTTACCGGCTTCTACCATTATCCAGCCAGGTTCTTCTATGATATCTGACCCAGAGTCTCGATGTCCAAGTTCCCCTTCTCTATAGCATTCTTCAGCATGTTCGCTCGTTGATCGCATCCGAACTCCTTGTGAAATTTCATATAAAGCCAAAGATATTTATTAGATACTATAGCCTCATTAATTACTGAATTTTTAATCTGATTATAACGTCCTGTACGTAAATAACCCAGAAAATTGTTTAGATCTATTGCAGTTGGATTATTCTCATTATAATTTTCTGGGGTATAATAATCATACATAAGATTACCCTGAGAATCCCTCCAAGGCATTCCCAAACGTTCTTTAATATAATTATACTGTATGTGAAGATTTTGATCTGATATCTGTATAAATTTAATATCCCCCAGAATACCAAAGTAAACATGGGCTGGGGTATTATTAGATACAAGACTATATCCTTCTGAATTCAATCTCCCAGTACCCACAGATGAAATCTCTATGGGAAGAACATCACAAAATAAAAATCCTGTAGAATAATTGCCCTTAATAGAATTAATAAATGCATGGAGATCTGTATTACTCGAAAGTGCTTTTGTATAGGTATTGAATGAGATCACTGTGATATTACTATCAGAAACGTTAATTGTCGCTTTAGGAGTCATATTCAAAACTTTAAAAGCAACTATATCATGTAATCTTGCTCCCAGGTATGTTCCATCCACGTTTATCAAACTTGATAAATTAAGAAGTCTATCAGATGCATAGTACCTATAGCTATCTGAAAGTACCGTACTATTAAATAAGGGTGTAAATATAGCATCAGAATAAGGTTTTATAGATCTTAAAAAATCAGATAAAAAACCTATATTAATACCTGCAAGACTATATGCTGGTAAGGCATATGTGCCTCGATATGTTATATCATATTTAATTATTATTCTGTCTCGAGTTCTGGGAATAACGTATGTTACATTATTAACAGTATAATTAGATCCTGATAAATGTCGTATCTTAATTTGTATGGCAGTATATCTTTGTGCACCGATATACATACTAAGATTAGTACCTGCCGTACTTACTATCCTGTCAAAGAATGAAGGCAAAAGATACTTACTCATAGACCCGGACAATCCATGACTACCAGGATCAAGAACTGCTTCTACAAGGGAATCCGCTATCTCTGGAGCCAATGCCGCATTTATACTATTTGTTAAACCATCAATAGTTCTATTACTAATTTCATTAAAGAAGAAAGTACGTTCATACTTATAGTTTAAATTCCAATCACAAGAAGCACTCAAAGTATCCGTCCCATCATCTACCGTAATATTAGATGCTGTGAATTGATAATTAGAAGCGGGTTTAATTTGTAATACATTTTCATCTTTCAGCATAATATTATCAGTTATAGATAATGGTACATTAGCATGAAAATTAGGAAGATAGCTATATTCAAAATATCCTGGATTAAACTTATCCTCACGAGTGAACTTAAGATTAGCATAAAACCATTTATTGACAATATTATTATTGTTTATTCTATTTACAAGATCAGCTATACTTTCCTTATCTGGAGCCATAGCATGCCCGGATCCTGCTAATGGTAACCCGTATCCTAAGGTTTTAACTGGCTGACCAAGATCGGATGCCTTAATAAAATCTACAGAAGAACTTTTAAAATATAACCAGTTATCCTTAACTTCATACTGAGCATTATAATCCCAGCTATATATATCAAAAGCTATAATATCTTTTCTGAACCCTTGAGGGACATTACTCAATGTATCAATATAAGCTGTCTCTGGATCACCAATAATAAATTTATGTGTTTCTCCATAACTGTATCTTTCTTCCTTAATATTTATGCGATGCTTTATATTACCATTAAGTATGACATCAGTAAGCTTCCACCCAATTGGCTGATTGTTAATATTTAATACGGTACCATTAGACATATTTACAGTAAAGGACTTAATAATCGGAACAAATGCAGTTTCAAACTCAGAGCTCTTATATTTACCTTCTACTTCTGAATTACCAATTAATTTAGCGGTAAAAAATGCCCGGTTACCATTCTCATCAACTTCTCCTGATGCATTAAATTTAGTTAAAACAATAGCTTCAACAAGTTCATTGATAGTATTATATTTTCTAAGATTATATATTGCGCTATTATTTTCAGACCCATTAATTCTTGTAAGAATTAATTCTTTAAGTGTTCCAACAACAGGACTATCTTCTACAACTTTTATCTGGTTATATTGTTTCTCTGTAATTGGTTTGTTATTGTCTATTAAATCCAGAATTTCTTGTGGAGTCATATAACTCTTGTAGTCTCCTGAATCAAAATCTGAAAATGATATAGACCATTCAAAACCATCTATACAACTTAATTCTATAATATCTCTATTATTAATTACATCCCATTTACCTGACACTGGTATACCCTCTATAGCGGCTTTATTTGGATTACCATTAGATGTATATATTGGAAAGGAAAAAATAGCATTTTTTATACTGGATATCGTTCTGCTATTGGAATCTTTCCCACTTATTGCTTCAACATATGTATCTACATATACTGTTGTTACCCAGTCAAATCCTACAGGTAAGATATTTGCATTTGTTAAAACATATGAAGTAGTCAATCCACTTTTAGGTTCAGCCTCGTATACTGAAGATGCGGATAAAAGATTCTCTCCTAAATATTTGAAGTTGTTAATCTCCGTGCATATCTCCACCAGAGTTTTAAATGACCCATCTATTTTTTGAAATGAAAATGTAAAAGTATCAGAGATAGAGATATCTTTATAGATACTCTTACCATCAATAATAAGATTATAGAAAACTATGTCCAACTTCTTTATTTTTGCACTATCAGTATATATACGATAATAAAATTGATCTGTATTCTTATCTACAGAACTATAGATACTATTCGTAGAAATATAAGGAGTTACAGAAAATTCCTTAGCAGAAACATAATCTGAAGTGCTTATAAAAAGATCACATTTACGAGAACTATTGGCTGTGGGGACAGTACTATGAAATAAATAAGAATTATTTATTTCATTAGACAATTCAGATATAGTCTTATATGCATTTGAAGTACTGCCTATGATATATAATTGAAATGTACTATAAAATGTTTCTCCATTAAACTCATAAGCTAATGATAATACTTTTCCCCCAGTATTATCAAAAAAGACACCATATCTAAAGTTATTTTTATTGTAAGGATCATTTAGAATAATAGACAATCCTGGAGTGCCATATTTTAATAGATAATAGTTTCCTAAATAAGATATATTAAATCCTGGGAGCTCTCTTATCTCATGTGTATAAATTCTATCCTCTACATTTTTGTTAAGAAAAAGCACTCTTGGATCAGATGCCCTATGATCAGCCACATTAGTAGATACAAGTTGAATGCCATTAATGGGATCAATAGGCTGACTATTTATGAGTACAGTCTTTGATAGTACATCATTTTCGGTGTAGGTAAAAACATTATCTGCTAAAAATAATTTTATTCCCTCATAGCTATGTCCTGATATTTCCGAACAAATAGTAGTTATAGTCTTATAGGCTATAGTAGGAATACCTCCTATATCTATCTTATCATATAAATAAAATACCCACGCTATTCCCGGTACAGTTTGATCTGGATTATCTTTTCTAATTAGATCAAAAATAATCCTGATATATTTACCATCATAATTAGAAGATACAGTAACCAAGGGGGAAACTACTGTATAAGCAGATTGGTCTGCCAAGGACATCTTAATAATTGGTATCTCTACTAATCCTACAGTCATAACTTTTGAATTAGTATCATACATCTGCTTTACTAACTGCTGGTATAATATCCCTTGTTCAATACTCGTGACCCATCTTATATAATTGTTCTTCCAGTTATAGTTATTGTTTTCATTTAGATTATAATAAAAAAGTAGTTTACTATAAAAAGAATTATACAAATTCCAAGCATAAAGGGTTTGATTATATGTGGTAGCAATCTCTGGAGAAGCATTATTTTCAGCATGAACAAGATCAGGATAAAGGGTTCTAAAAACAGGACCAGCAGTATCTACTAAAAATCTTAATTGCTTTTCATAAGTAAATATTCGTATTCTCAATATATCAGAGATACCTGAAGTAGTACCCCCATCAGGCATTGCCAAATAATCCTGATATTTACTATTTTTACGATTAAGATCACCATTATCAAAAGCCCGAGCTATCTTGTCATTATAGCTATATAAATCTCTTACAATGAGCTCTTCAGTCTGCCAAGCTTGCTTTTCAAGAAGCAATCTTTTATAGATATTTTCAGGATCATAGAAATTCTCGTACACTTTTTCAGCACTATACCCATAATCACCGATAATAGGTTCTTCTCCTCCATCTGCAAATTTAAAAATCCAATCTCTATCTTTAGCTCTAATAACTATACCTTGATAGTATCCATCTTTACTCTCTGCATCGTATATATTTTCTAAAGATAAATAAAAATATCTGAAGAAACCTTCTTTGATATTCTCCTTTATATCATATATAATTATTGGAGGTGCTGGTAGAGGCATTGGTATTTTAATCTTTTCAGTAAAATCATACCTTAAAGCATCAAGAACATCATCAATATTGCGTTCTTCTTTAAATGTCAATTTTGATAAGTCTATTGTGCCAAGTTCTTCCCAATCTTTTTTTTCAGAATCCCTTTTTATCAGCACTTTAAAATTTTTTGTAGACTCTTTAATGAAGGGAAATAGCAGCTTTACCAGAGCAGCATTAAATGGCTTCCTTATCCTACGGGTATTATTCGCGAGTCTTTCAACAGCATCCCCATAGGCTGTTGCTCCGAGATTACCATAGTCATCAAACATCGGAAAATCTTCTTTATCCTGACGAGTAATTAAGATACGGAACCCTTCCGGAGAAAGAGCCTCTATAAATGGGAGTAATCCAAATGTATCAGGTTTTTCTGATGTCTGAACTTGTTTATCGACAATATTATAATTCTTTATACCCTTATCAGAAAAGGGTTTATTAGTAAGGATATATTCATACGTTTTATTATTCGGAGATTCTATGCTCGATATAGTATATGTATTTTTAAAACCCTCTATAGTGACTTTATCCCCTACATTTACTATACGTAGAAATGTATAGTTATTTGGAGTAAAGGATCTATCAGCTATAGGTACATTGACAACATAATCATCTATTAATTTGTTACTTGTAGCTATTGAATCATCCTTCCATATCACAAAATCAAGATCGGATGCTCTATTCCAATAAGGTCGCTCAGATTTAATTATTCCTACAGTTACTATCTTATTCTTATCATTCTTATATGTTATGTTGCAGCAATATACTTCATTGAAGGATAAAAATCCTTTTTCAAATCTATGATAATAATCTGGAGCTTGGTCACTATATCCTATAGGGAAATATTTTGAAAACCCATTATTAATCTGAGCGATATCTATATCTTTAGTAAGAGTGTAATCTTCTGTTTCTACATACTGATCTTCTATGCTATAGTAATCGTTTACTTTACCAACTGCATTACTGTGCCCGAACTTAAATCCAAGACCAAGCTGCATCTCAGCACTTAATCCTCGAAGTCTCTGCTTATACCATTTGAAAAATCTCAAATAAAGTTGTTTCTTAATATATTCATCTTGTAGGAGATAATATATATCCGCTACACCCCCTCCATAATTTGGAGTAGAGTTATTGGTTGCCCCACTATCATTACCTTGACCGCCAACAGCTGCTTTTTGTTCTATGAGCTGTTCTATTTGAGGCACGGTAACTATTTCAGAGAAGCTTCTTTCAGTAAGCTTCTGTATATAAAATTGATCTATATTCTGATATTCAAAATAAACGTCCAAACGATACCCTATAGGAAGAGCAGTTACAAATCGACAAGAACATGTTATTGGGTCACCTTCATTTTCAAATAAATTATCAAGACCCATATAATTAAGGATATATCGATCTAAAGATGCCACAGGAGTAGTTAATTCTACCACGCCATTAGTAATAGCATAGTCTGTGTTTACTTCTAATCTTCTCTCATTAAGATTCCCAATAGGTATGAAGGAACTAACATCTACAGTAGCATATATAGTTTGATTCCCTGAAATACCTTCCCCTAACAATGCAGTGAGATGCGTATAATCCCATTTTCCTAAACCAAATGTATCCTGATTTTTAAGTATGGTGGTGAAAGGAAAAATATTGCTTGAAACAACAGAAGATATATTTGGGATAATAGAAGCAGCTAAATCATACAAATCATTTGTATCAGAATACTGAATGATAGTTTCTTTTTTTAGCTCATTACCAGAAGGATCAAATAAAAGTTCTTTTATAGAAATATTATTCGATGTAATATAAACATCAAATGTACCTATACATCCAGATGGAACTTTATAATTAATATCAAAAGCACCAACTGCTAAGGGGATATAACTTGGTAAATTTATGTATTGATCATCAGTACTCTTCAGTGCGTACTTATCAAAAGCATCATTAAGAATATCAATAAAGTTATTATCTACTGTTATATTAAAAGGCCTATCCCCAGATATATAGGATTCTATTCTCTTGATAGCCTCAAAAAGCAATCCAAAATTATCGTAATTTGCGTATTTTAGGGAAATCTCCTTAGTATTGAAATTATCAACTACTTCTTTAAAGTATATCTGATCAACAGCCACTTTAACCATAGCACTTCCGGTATGCTTATACGGTGCTGTATATGTAAATTGAACTTGAGGTTGTGGTCCAGAAGTAGTTAATACTACCGGGATCTTACTGATTTTTACATACCCTGAATAAGTCTGGACTTTTACCCCTGAATCAATTTCAGAATTCAAAAGTAATTCAAAGTTATCTACATTTTGTATTACTCCCTGAACCTGATATAGATAGCTATTGCCAATATTCAGGATAGTTCCTATTCTAATGTTATCCTTAAGATTTCCATAAAATTTTAATCGTGATGTACTATGATCTACACCAATAAGGAGACTAACTATATCCAGCCACTCTGGTGAAGTACTTATATATTTATAAGGTGCTACCATATTTTCATTTATAGTACTGTATAAAGTTACTATAGTACCTTTATCAGGTACATACACAGTACTCTTTACCATACTGAAAAACATTCTACTACTTATTTTATTAATAAAGGCAATTAGCATACCATGCGCAAAATAAGTAGACAGATCAGCATCAGTTATTGTAAACTCATTTTTTCCACTAAAAAGTTCTAAAAGTGTATATTTAAAAAGATCAGGAGTAGTATTAAATGTATACGGAAGATTTATAGGAATTTGATCTTCGAAAGGTATCAAAGTATCTGGACTCCAAGTACCCTTTCCGAGATAATATTCTTCTCTGTTAGCATGAGTTATGGTGAAAGGGTTATATTCCGGAATATCTATATATGGTATGCTTGCTTTGAATGTGGATTTGGTAGACTGAATAGCTTTTGCTAATGTATAAATATCTGAATAATCTTTGATTAAATATTTATAAGGCACAGGATTCTTAATACCAGAAATATATTCATCAAAAACTATTGAATCTTTTACAAAAAGTACTTTAGCACTCCCTTCAAATCCTACAGGAGATTCGTATTTTAATGTAAATGCAGGCTGAGCTGTGTCATTAAGAATAAGTTTTCTTGCCGGTAGAGTTGTAATTCCTTCCGTATAAACTGGGAGAATAGAATACTTTATATTGGAAGTCAGAGGTGATCTGAGATTTGGGTAAATGGTTACAGTAGTTTTTGTGCCATTAGTTGTTACCAAGTTTATTGTGTATATCTCTTGATCATTAACCAATAATAACCCTTCTTTCTTCAAATTTGTATTTAAAAAAAGAGGACCTCCATCCAGAATTATAAACCCAGAGTCTATTGGTATAGTAGTATCTACTTTAACATCTTCTGACATAGTTTGCCAGGTAATTTGATCATCAAATATCGAGAACACAGGATCAATAGCTGTCTCAGAAAAAGTACCATAAATCTCTACTTTTGTAGTTTGATTATTAAAGGATACATTTCTTAAGACATAGTAATTTAATGATTGAGGATCATTATTAGCCACCTGAAGAATAGTACCTGCTTTAAGAGAATCTGTTTTATCATACCCCTCTATCAGAAATGAATCATCACCTGCATTTATTACTGTAGATATAAGTAAAATTGGAGCATAGGGGAGGATATCTGATTCATATGTATAAGATCCTACAACAGTATCATCACTCGATAATGCTATACTGTTTACTGTGGAATCTAACTCTATCAATTTTTTGATGTCATCATATTTTGCACCCTTGACATCAAAAATTTTATTGGTCCCTTTTACTCCGATACTTAAGATATTCTCAGGAGTAATACTCCCTAAAAATTTATAGTTAGCGGTAATTTTATCACTATCAAACAATATCTTTTTTGGTACAGATACTGAAGGATTATTAACTTTAAACAGCAATCTCTTGCTTCCAATATCATTTTGAGAAAAAGTAAGTACATCATCAATTATAGTATATGAATAGTTAATACTTTTATCTATACTACGAGCTATACAGTTTATCTGCGCCATAGGAGTATAAGAAGCTCGTATCTCAACAGTAATTTCATCCGAGGATAGCATATCAATATACCCTGTGATATATGACATATTAAAATCTATACCTTCAACAAGTATCCTTGTTAAAGTTACTTGACTCCCTGAATCACTTAGCTTATTATATTTTTTCGACAGTACTAAGGAATTAATTACTAATGGATAGCTATTAAGGCGTAAAGTCTTTAGTTCAACTTTCTCATCCTTTATATCATCACCTTCTACATAATAAGATAATAGAACGGTCCCATCAACCTTAGTAGGCTTACTAAGCGCAAATGCTCCCGATTCTGGATCAACAGTAAAGTCTATATCACGAAGCAAATTATTGGAATCTGTATCTTCATAATACACAGTGTAATCTATTCCTTTTAATCCCGATACTCCAGGAATAACCAGATTGTTGAAATCATTTACATTCTCCTTTTTAACTCCGGTTATTACACTAATACCATCCCATATGAGTTTTTTAGGGTATGTTAAAGTATCTATTAAAGCTTCATGATTACTGTGCTCAACAAAAGTAAGCATACCCGCACCATCATTAGACACATATTCTGAATTCTTTATTTTTTCCGATCCAGCTACTTTTATGGAAAAATCATCTGTAGACAAAATATCCTGGACAGGTCTTACTACTACAGTATCCCCCTCTATTGTCTTTTTATCAATAGTAATATTACCATTAAATGTGGTACTTATCTTACTGACTTGAACTTCATCTTCCATACTATCTAAAAATTTTATATAAGCAACTTTTCTCTCTTCATATGGAGGAATAGGATATAAGATCTCTGAGCTATTTGTATAATTGACAAAATAATCTTTAACTTCTACCGCTTTTTTAAGCTCCTCACCATTTTTACCTATGAAAACTTGAAGACTACTATGTGGGTAGGGTATTGGGCTCAAAGAAACATCAAAAACTGGAGAAGTATTATTAGAAACTAATGTTTTAGTAGTACTTAATACTGTAGCAATATCGGGCTTCTTTTTTGATGTACCATTTTGAAATTTAAGAGTTACTCCAGTATCAAGCTCAAAATTACCAGATGGAGCTATAACAGGATCAAGCATCTGTACCCCAGTAATTCCCCACTCGCTATTATCCTTGTTATATATAATATTAGTATCTGCATGCTCATATTTTACACTATCAAGATATATCTTTTCTATGGAACAGCTACCTGACTGCACATCTGGGTCATAGTTATTTTCTTTTGTATACTTTTCAATAATGAAAATATTTGTTCCATCTATACCTGTTACGGTGTATGCAGTTCTATCACTGTCAAGTTTTATTTTATCATTATGAGATAGATTCTGAGCTCCAGTATACCCTCTAATAACATCACTATTCTGAATAAATGTCCCATAGCCATTAAGATCATTACCTATTAATGAAGACTGAATCAAGTATTCTTTATTTATTCCTGTTTCACCAGTCTTTACAGTAGGATCATCACCAGGATTAACTTCTATAGTTCTTGTAGAAGATGCATTTTTAGTACTGACACGAGCGCCACGAACTACAGTATCATCAAGATAAAGCGAATTTAGATTAAAAATTTCTGATCCCATTATTTTTCCTTCAATTTATCTTAGTAAACAATGAGGGTATCCCTATTACTGCCACAGGACCTACTGGAGGAACCGGGGCTATAACACCAGTCACTATGACCGTAAAATGTACTGAAGATTTAAGATGATTAACAATACCAAAAGATATTGATTCACATAAATTAGCTGCATCTCTTCCTGTTAGTTGCTTAGATACCATTAATGAGTACATCAGGTTAGATAATGTACTAACATTAACAGCTGTAAAACTCCCTATGCCACCACCAAGTGCTATACCAGCAGCAGTGCCCGATAATACCATCCCCATAAGAATTTGAGACAAACCATTTGATATTGAATCAAATAATTTTTTTATATCTCGCCCATTTAATCTTTTAGAAGCGGCTTTACTTAACATTAAACCACTCATAACTGTGGGAACTAATCCAGTTACAGCCATACTATTTATATTACCTATAGGACCTGCAGTTCCATTAAGTGTACAAGAAACTAAATTAGGTGTTACAAGATAAGTCGCTACAGAAGTACTCACGGCATCCACTAATTTAATAGCATCCCTTCCTGTTAACCTATTTAAGGATAGGAACCCCTGTATTGATGATGTTATTGCTTTAGATACTACTGGCATTACATGCTAGCCTTTGCAGTAGAAGAGCCCTTTAATGGTGCACCCGTAATATAATCATTATGAGTACGACTAGTTATAATACCCCCCAGGTTACCCAATCTACCATTCAAGTTTATCGATCCCCCAGTTATATTAATAGTTGCTGCCTTAGAAGTTTCAATTCCAATATTCAAACTTGCTCCTATAGTAGCTCTACCTGCTCTTGTACTGAGACCAACATTACCTGAAGTAGTACTAAGAGTAACATTTCCTGCTCTTGTACTCGCGGTAAAGTTACCCGAGTTAGTAGTAAAGCTACGATTTCCTACTCCTGTAATTTCTTCTTGGATACTACCTGTCAAAATCTTTAACTTCTTATTACCAACATTAGTAATCTCTTCCAGAATATCACCCCTGATAGATTTTATAGTTAGTTCAGAATTTCCGCTATTAATAAAGGTTTTTCGATTACCAAAACTCTCATTTTTTTCTTTAGTAACTTTTTCAGTAAAAGCATCCCCAACTATAACATTATATCCTGATCCAATACTAATAGTAGATGCTCCACTTACTCTTTCTACCCGGGCACCCTTTACTGCTAATTTATCTGAACCATTGATTATGGTCTCACGAGTGGATTCCACTTCCACACGCTCATTACCACCAATCTTTTCAATCTTATAATACTTCCTGACACTATCTAATTTTTTATCTTTTTTATCGAAGTCATATAAATCGGGTGATAACTCAGATCCATACATAAAAAATACAGAGCTACTTGTTCTAATGTCCATACTTCGATTACTATAAGGGTTACCATCACGCTCATTATGTGATCCAATCTGCCACCTTATACCCCCAACTGTATCTAAATCCCATGAATTAGCATACCGAGAATCCTGTCCCCATACTTCCTTCTTACTCCCACGAGCAAGTATAGACATTGACCTACCCTTACCTAATCCCCCACCTGTCGCAGCAGGGAGGTGCTGAAAGAAGTGCCCTTCTTTATCTATACCTAAATATGCCCCTAATGAAGGACTGGTTTTATTTGGCTTAAATAGCGTAATAGCAGAGGCAAAGTTATCTATACCATCCCCAGACACCGGCTCAAATGAAAAATTTCCTGAATTATCATCGGGATCTGTAAAAAGAACAGGCCTTAAAACTCTTCCATAATTCCCATTATTCGGATTATTCCCAATAAAATTTCCTAATGAAAATATAGCAACGGGTTTTCGAACAGTCTTATTAGAACTGTAGTTAACATCATTTATAGGTTTTACCCCAAAATCCCTATCATCTACTTCAAGAAGATATTCCACTAAATATGGATCAGATGCCCCATCAGAATTTTGAGGTCTTATTACAAAAGTGTCTTTACCATTGACTCTTACATCCTTAAAGGCATTAGGTATCTCACCAACCTCAATAGGACTTATGCTATTACGTCGGACTATTCCAGCATTTCTCCAGATACCACTACTAAACACATAATTGTTAAGGGAGGTATTGATGATAGAATTATCTTCAGGTCTTAATACAAAGCTATTCCCACAGCTATCATCCACTTTAAAGTAATCACCAAGTAAAACTTCTATACCCTCAGTAGAACCTAAAGATACCCAACCTTCCTTTAACTTTCTCATACGAAAAAAAAGTTCATTTTTTTCCTGAATTTTTACATCATCGGACCATACTTCCACATTTCTATTTTCTAATCCAAGTACATAATTTGGTAAATAGGTTATTGGGAAATAATCCCCTGATTGACGTGCCACTAAAATAATTGAACCCTCTTCTGGGGTAGCTTGTATAAAGCTATGGGTTCCTGAAAAAGGCTGAGAAATATCAATTATTATACCTGACCCATACCCCTTTCTAAAGTCAACGTACATTTTTTGTCTATCAACATCAACTTTTTTTACATCACCAATTAAAAAAGTTAAATCTTCTTGAACCCTAGCACTTGGAGAGGGTATTTCATTAGGAGCTATTTTTCTACCGGGTAAATTGAAATACCCTTTAGATGTTCTCATATCTACCCACTATATGTTGAATATTTTTGATTATCTTCTATCAGACTTTCATCTACCGTACTAATTGGGACATCCATTAGAATCTTTGTAGCATTATCCACATTATTAATTGCAGCTATCCCTGTTTTATTGTTCATATTTTCATAAAAATAAGGATTAGACTGTGAATTTTGCTGCTGCTTTACATCATCCAATGTACTATAGATGTTATCCATTTTTTCTTTAGACTTTTGAATAGTAACTTCTTCTTGTTCAGTATTTATAGTTGGATTACTTGCTACACTATTTTGTATATCATTGTTAGCCTCACTACTAACTCCGTAGGATGTCGCTTCTCGTATCCCTGAGCTATTTAATATGGAGCTCACTTCCTGATCTTTTACATCAATAAAGTTTGTAGTATCTCGCATCTTACCATCTTTTGTAATTACAAGATTAGCTCCATAAGGAAAAGCACCCATATGTCGGTACCCAAGCTTATCCGTAAATGGGACACTTTCATCAGTTAGCATAACAAGTTCATTAGAGGTATATGTAGCCCCATCACCAGCATCCTTAATCTGATCCTGAGTCCTCTGTTTTACATTAGCTCTATCTATTTTCCATAAACCCAATAAACCAGGACCCTCATAGACTCCATTTTGAGCTGATATTAATTGTTTTTTCCAATCATTTATAGTTTTATCTAAATCTTTAGGCTGCTTGCCTTTTTCAGATATAGCACTAATTTTATCCTTTAATGCTGCAGTATTTATATTTCCATCATTTATCAATTTAGCTATTTCAGCTTCCCTATCTCGCAGCACACAAGAATAGAGTACATCCCCTAGCTGAGATCCTGGCACACCACTATTACCATCATCAAAAACTTTTTCTCTTCTAAATTGTAAGGTTAACTCTGTGACTGCTGAAGAACCATATGTAAAATTATGATTAATACCGGTTACATAATAAAAAGTATCTATATGCTCAAGATACACTGGGTAGCCAAGTCTCATCTCAGGTCTTAAAGGTATTGAAACACTTGCTGTATATGCCTGACCATTCTTTCTAGCCATCTCCGCCACAGCTACCATTTTAAGCTGCTTTGCATTCATAGCATATGGTACATTAATTTGTTCTGATCTTATACCATATCTCTTAATTGAATCAAAATCAGCATGAAAACCTATAGCTTCAAGAGAAGACAGTGATTGATATAAAGGACCTGTTACAGTGAGATAGTTTATGATTGAATTTGAATCAAAAGAAGAATTATAATTAATAATCTCATCCGGTCCTACACGGTAGTATGGTACTTTACCTGAAGCTACATCAAGATTATAAAATGGAGGCTTAAACACTATTTCTCCATTAGTATCTACAAAAAATTCCATGAAAACTTTTTCACATATAGTTGTGGCTATTTCCAACTTTGAAAAAATTGTAGATTCAGCACCAGAGCCAAACAGCTCAAACACCCCATAAGGTTGAACTCTTGCTAAAAGACCAAAATCTAAATCTAATTTTGCTCTTCTGTCTGCCTGTTGACCCAAGGATGCTTCTTTAGGATCGAGAAAAGATAGCATTGAATCACTTACAGTCTTGAAGTCTACGGGGCCTCGTAATCCATACATTCTCAGAGGGATTTTTTCTAATTGTTTTCTTATAAGATCGGGATTATCATCTGCAGATACCCCCAAACCAAAACGATCATTCCAATAATCTATAACGAGGCTTGATAAAGGACCAAAAGTATCTCTTATAGGAATCAATGAATCAGGAAAAATACCAGTCTGAGACCACTTAGGGAACATAAAGTTATAATGGGACGCAGAACCATTACTCTCATGTTTTGCGAAAAAGGAATCGACAAATAATGAGTATATTATCTCCCATGCAGACATTTTTTCAAATACTGAAGGGAATCTTATCTGTGGAGCCCCCCCGAAAAAGGCATCCTGAACACTTGGATTTATTGTGATTTTCTGATATTTCCACCAGCATAAAAAATCTTCACAAGTAATACTTATAGTATAGTTACCATCAGAATAACTTTCTTGTACATTAGTTATCATACCCCAGAATACTGGATAATATCTTGGTACATAGTTATATTCGGGTTCAAGAAATCTACCTTTCATGTATATTTTTACTTCCATCATAGGCATAAAAAAGGGCACTCTTGTTCCATTTGGCAGAGTTATATAATAATCCTCATGTATCCCTTTATATATCGGTGCTATAACTTCAATAGTCGCTCTGGATGCTCCAGGTGGAGATATTGCTGCACTGACATTAATAGAAGATATTCCTCCCCTTATATCGATACTTTGAGTTGATTTAGCCTCCATTGGAGATAATACTCTTGATGTCAAAGCCCCATTTATAATAACAAATGCATCGGGAGCTATCTTTAGAACATTCCTTCGATAATTAAACTCATCAAGAGTAAACAACCCTGATTGAACATTTGCCATTATATTAATTCCTTAAATTTATCATTATATAGTTATCACGCGTTCAGGTACTGCTACCACACCAGGAGCAGAATGCTTAGCTATAAGTTGTAAAAAATCAAGTCTAATTGGATCAACTATTGGAGCACTAATAGCTCTATTATGCAATGTTCTCCACATGTCATCTAAGATAGGGTTAACTTGAAACTCTACACAATCTAAATAGTTTGATGCTAAAGGATTAATTATTCTTGCCCCAAAGTCACAATGCCGTGGATACATTCCATTATCTGTCCCTTCATGACCAATAACTGAACCTACACTAACCGTAGCTCCCACTACAAGGACTATGCTATTTATATCTAAATGATAATATCTCACATATAAGGGGGTACCTCTAAAGTTAGTAGATACTATTATGTAATTTGAACCTCCATATAAAGTACTTTTCTGCACCTTCCAAACAGTGCCGTCAGTAGCAGAATAGATAGTACCTGTGTGAGTTCTAAAATCACATTTCATATTAGGATCACCATGAGGTTCTCCATCTCTCCATCCACGAGTTATCCTAAAGATACCAGTACCTATGAGTGAAGTGGTATTTTCTGATGAATCCCCAAAAAATTTCTTCTCATCTGAAGACTCTCTTGCTGAATAATCATAAAGAGTTGGATCCTTAGCATCACTCAAAGGAAAATACGAATTAAGTTCATTCTGGTCTAAACCAAGAATTGGTGTAAATCCTACATTTTCTCCCTGTAAACCTATATGAACTTGGTTATCCAGTTGGTTATCCTCCATAGAAACATGCCCTTCCACACCTGGATATATTATACCAAAACTTGATACTATAAACTCAAAACTATATTCCATTTTATAGGGGCTTGTTGCAAGGTCATTAAGAGTAAAGGTACTGAATGATCCAATATAAGTTGAGCCATCGTATTCAATCTTAATACTATCCATAACATTTATTACTCTACTAGTACCATCTTTAAATAATGAGGGGTTAGATACCCCATCTAAAAAATACCAACCATTATTCTTAAATAATCCTGTAATATCCATAACATTGACAAAACTTGGAGATCCTCTTCTATATTTGTTAGTTAATCCCCCATTATTATTGAGATAAAAATAAAAAGCAGCTGATACCCCCGAAGCTGATATTGTAGCTTGTTGATTTCCCCAAGCTGAAGTTACCCAACCACGCCTAGTATATGTATTACCTAATACTTGCTGCTGTCCAATAGTCATATCACGAGGATTAATAAATAGTGTCAAAGTAGCCACATCATAACATAGATATGAATTATATATCGATATTGTAAATTCCTTATGATCTGCTGGAATGCTAACAGCAGTCCTTAGATTTGTTGTATCAGTTTCCAAAGTGCTATTTACAACAGAATTATAGAATAAACTACCACCCTGTCTACTTTGTAATGCTGATAGAACTTCTTTTGTTGCTGTGTATTTTTGGTTTTCTATCATTATCCTATTGTCCAGATAGTTTTTTCAGACTTAAATACAGTACTATAAATTAATCTATAGGAATTTGCTGAATCTTCCGTTATATCAAAGGATTCAAAATGCCCTAAGAAAGTTACATAATCAAAACTTATTCGATTATATAATCTCTCCCGAATCATACCACGTCTAGGATGATTACCTATAAAAGAAGGATTTTGATTTAGATATCTATTCATTATGGCAAATTCCGCAACCTCCCGTTCAGATGAAGGAGAATTTGACATTGTGTATCCATTGTCTTCTTGATATAAATAGCCATTCGTCCTATATATATTAATGAGCGCTCTAAGAAATTGATATGATTCAGAGATACTCCTACCAAGAACAGTTAAGCCTTTATACTGATTTGGATATTTAGGGTCATTAGGATTAAGTTTAAAATTAAAAGAATAAGTAGAACCTGAAAAATTTATTGAATCTAAATCATCTCCCCAATGTTCTTCTACCCATCTTGTCATTGTATTGTATCTATTAACAATTTTTGATGAGCTTATTACTAAAGATTCTGGGTTTGGAGTAAGTTTAAGAGATTCTATGGTAGACCCATCCTCTAATTCAATATGAACTGGTTTAATATTAGAATCTACATAATCAATAATCATTGGAATTTCATCAGGTATTTTTCTTACATAAGGAGGCTGAAATTCAACAATATTAGCTGATTGATTTTCTACTTTCCAATTCTTAGTAGGACCAAGTATATTAACATTCTCAAAACCCTCTGTTGTATAAAGTTGAGGTAATGTCTTAGCCATTATGTACTTTTCAAAAAAAGCTGGAGTTATGTTAGCTATCGTTGTATTATCTTCAGCCATATCTCCCTCTATCTTCTTTTCTGTTTTTCGAAATACATTCTCTCAAATGCTTGCTCAATAGCAGGTCTTATACTTTTTAGAAATTCTTCCGGATTACCACTTACGGATCCTATATTAATATTAACAGGGATGCTGGGAGCGATAGCCCCCTGAGACTTAGCAGGGCTAAGAGAGCTCATCATATTAGCTGCAGCTGTACCTGCAAATGCTCCGAGATCTCCACTGATACCTGATGACATATTACGAGCATTTACTACCACATCTCCCTTACTTAATAGGGCATATCCACCTGAAGATGATTTATAATCCTTATTAAGAGTAACATTCTGAGTATCAGTCATTTTACTATCATCTTTGGTAGTATCCTTATTTTTTTTATATAAAAATAACTCTACTTCTTTCATAGAATATTGTAGGTAACCCTTCTGATATGCAAAATCCTTTTGCATCGCATCAGCTTCTTTTTCCAACTTACGAGCTTTTTTATCATCACCTTTACCTCTATAAGAGGTAGCTTCATCTCTCTTTTGTGTTATAGCTTCCTCAGCAGCTCTTTTATCTTCAAATATTTTTTTTGCTTTATCTAAAGCAGCATCAGAAGCGGAACCAATAAGTTGTCCCCCAATATCGGCCCCATGCTCCTTCTTTAATACATCCCCCAAATGAGCAGCATTTTTAGATAACCTATCAATCTCTTTTTGATATTCCTCTTGCTTTTTAACATCAGATGTTTCTGCTTTACCTGCTTCCAAGACTTTTATATCCGCACCAATTTCTTTTAATCCCTTATAGTATATATCTTTACTTGGATCCTTTAATAATGCTTTTTCTTTATCTGTAGCCTGTAAAAAACTAAAAATAGATCCTACTGTCTTAGCAGTACTTACAGCTGCCATAGCAGCATCCTTTTGAATATCATTGCTTGATAGTATATACTTTGCATTTTCAGCAGATATACCAATAAAATCTTCTATAGATTTTGTATTATTTACAAGATCATCTAATCTCTTATCCTGAGCTTCCATTCCATCATCATTTACTTTAGATACATTGTTAAGTTCAGTAAGAGTAACTGTTTCAAGATTTTCTTGAAGATTTTTATTACCTTTTTTAACTAACTCCTGTACAGCCTGAGGATACTTATCGAGATAAGTCATAATCTGTTTAACATCTGTACTATTTAATTTACCATAGTCTAATAAACCCTTTTTTATGGCAGCCATGTTCATCTTGCCATCTTCCATACCATTTTTTATAATTTCTGCAAATTTATCTTTAAATGCTGACTTCTCTGTATCAGGAAGATTATCAACCATCTTCTGAACATCGTTACCCATTTGTTTAATACCTTCTCTTGATGTTTGAAGGTTTCCTATCATTTTCCTAGCAAATTCCTCTGATACTTTCATTACATTCATCATATGATTTACTGCAGCTTCATCATCAGCAAATATATCTATACTTCCCTGCTTTTTCATTTCCTTAAAATAGTTACTTAATTTAGAACCGACATCCTTAGAAAGCATCCCTAAATATCCTGCCATATTTAATGCATTAGATTTAGCAGCATGGTCAGCCATAGCAAATGTTTTTTGTAAAGTACTACGCAAATCCTCTTCTGCTGATACCTCATTTTCCAAATTAGCTATTACTGCTTGATCAGCTTTACTACCTTTACTCTTTTCCTCTTCTATCTTTTTTCTTTTTTCTTCTAACGCTTTATTATGCTCTTTTATAGAGGCACCTGTTTCAGCTGCCATTTTTTGAAAATCTTTTCTATAAGATTCTACTCCACCAGACATTTCCATGAAAGCAAGTCTTTCAGTAGTACCCATATTACCAAATAAATTAGTCATTTCCTGTGCTTGCTTCTGAGCATCCTTAAAACCCATGGCACCTTGTTTTTGAAAATTCTTAAGATTATTAGAAGCTACATCCATAAATTTGCCATAATAACTTAGAGCTTCTGCAGCGGCATAAGTAGCTTGATAAAATTTTTGTGATTGTATCCCGGCAATAGAAGCATCATAAGATAGAACTTTAAAACTCTTTGAAGCCTCATCAACAGTAGATTTAAGATCCGTCACCTGTTCTCCTAACATAGCCCCAGCTTCATCCATGGAAACACCAAAATCGAATTGTACCTTTGCAGCATCTAATGTAAGAGTTTTATATCCACCAGCTATATTCTGCATTACACCCTGAAGACTCATACCCGCTTCTGAAATTCCTTTGAACATACCTAAGATATCTTCAGCCTTCAAACCATATTTAAGATTTCTCTTAACATCAAATATAGAATCAGTAAACTCCTTCATGGATTTTTTAACATCCTTCATCATTACTGTAGGCCCTTGTAATTGAAGAAAGGTTTTATTAAATCCTTTTAAAAATTTATCTAATTCATTAACAGCTTTAGCAACAGTTACTACTGCGGAAATTATAAGTCCTATCCATCCTAATTTCCCTAATGAATTTAATGCTGTGCCAAGCATCTTCATCATATTACCTGCACCCAAAGCACCTTTACTAGTATCCTTCATTATCTCATTAAGCTTACCTAATTCTTTTGAAGCTTCACCATGAGATTTAACTGCCCCCATCCTCTCCCCAAAACTTGCTTTTGTACTAAAAAGTGTTTTAAGACTACTTATTTGCTCAGATCTTAAACTTACACGTTTTCGAGCTTGAGCAGCACCTTGACTACGGGCTATTTCTCTATGCTTATCTTTCTCGAATCTCTTTTTGTTAGTCAACTCTGTAGCGCTTTTAGTTAGATCATCCACCATAGGGGCTAATTCTTCTGAAACTTTACTCTTTAACCCTTCACCTACCAACTTATGCATCTCTTCATATTGACCTAATTTAGCTTTTAAATCCTTAGCTTCATCTGCATCTAATGTCCCAGCTTTTTCCTGGATATCAATCTGCTTCTTCATTATATCAAGGCGTGCTTCTGTAACATCCATAAGTTCTTTAGCAGAACTAATTTTTTTATTATCTAACTCACTAAGTTTCTCAAATGTCTCTTTAATTTTTTTGCCAGTACCCACTAAAGTTTTTGTTTGATTAACTACAGCGCTTACTGACTTTTCAAAATCTTCTATAGATGTAATATTTCCTCTAATAGCCTGTCTTAACTTGGTTAATTCTTTTCTACTCTCTTTATATGCATCAGTATCTTTTTTACCTGATGTAATTAATTTTTTTTGATCTTGAATAAGCTTTTTTCGTTGCTCTTTATACACTTTATGTTGTTTTATGGAGTATGCCAGCGCTTTACTGGATTTTTTAAGTTCCCCAGATAATCTTTCCTCTTTTGCTATCAGATCCTTTTGAGCTGAAGCTGCCGCAGTTAATGCATTAGTATATTTTTTTCTAATACCTACACTATATAGAAGGGAATTGTTAATAGTTTTTTCAACATCTAATAGATTCCCATAAGAATTCTTTAATTCTGTTAGCTTTTTTATTTCGGCATCGATATTACCTAGATCAGCCATTTACTTTTTCCTTCATCTCAGGTCTGATAATCCGGGTGCTTAACTTTTTATACACCCGTTCTTTAGTCTCAGCATCTTCCTTACCTGCCATGTATGCCCGGTTCTCTGATCTAATTTTATTTTGTTCTAATATCTTATTAAGTTCTTGAGAAGATATCGGTTTCGAAGGTTCTAATAAATCCAAATCTGATTCCGTTATCTTCTTACGGAAAGCTTGCTGTTTATCTATAACACTCTTCTTAACTGCCTCAGCTCTCCTCTTCTGATCTTCTATCCATTGCTCAACATACAAATCATGTTTATCCTTCTTACCATCCATCTGGCGATAAAGTTCTTTCACCAGATCTTCCCGAGAGACTAACGGAGCTGTCCAGGTCTCTCTCTTCTTCTCATTTTCCTCTACTCTCTTTCTGTCATAGCCATATTTTAGGATATCATCTCTAAGTTCTTTGAGTTCTTGAGTATGCTTCTCATAATTTTTAGAAAGCATCTTTGCACTTTTATAATTTGAAGCACCTACTATCAAAAGAGTATTATTTAGACTGCTACCATACTCCTGCTCCTCATCTAATCTCTTATTAATACTAATCCAATTTTCAATCACACTATTAATCCCTATAAGATCTAATCCTTTTATACCAACAAAAGATGACCTGTTATAAGGATCTACCACAGACCATAGATATCTCGATCGTGGGGAATAACTAAATCCTTCAAGAAAATCCAAAGAATCAGTATAAGTATTATTCAGCTCATTAATTGCTTCAACTATTCGAAGCATAAATAAAGATGAGGAATTCCTATATAACTTTACTATCTTAGGAATATTCTCATTTCTTTCTTCTAATAAATTAATCCCATCTATTGATACTGTACAGAAAGCTAAACTAAGAAAATTAAACTTCTCCCGATCTTTATTAGAACAGAGCATCTGCATATGCTGATACTCTCTATCTGATATATTTTTTATTAATAGATCATGACCATTATATGAAATTCTAACAGATAAAAATCCAAAGATGATTATTCTCTCTATATTCTCATATGCATCTTTAACTTTCACATCAATCTACCTGACTTAAATCGTCTTCTTTTTCTTCTATCTTTTTAAAAACTATAGGTGTATCTTCAGGCGTAGATTCTTCCTGAGATTCAGGTATTCCAGATTCCCCAGGTTCTATATCCTCAGGATTTTTCTTCTTCTCTTCTTTCTCCATCTTATCTCTTTCTGCTTTTCTCTGTTCCGGAGTCTTATACCATTGGAACTCTACATCAGTATTAAGACGAGTATCAGTTTCATCTTTAAAATCAATATAAACTTCAAAAAGCTTTTCTACAATCTTAGGAGGAAGCTTTTTTAATATATCTCTGATATATATACCTTTTTCTTTTGTCGTAACTTTATCCCCTTCTGTTACTTCTACAATAGGAGGAAAACTTTCACCGTCAATACTAACAAGAGCATATGATAATACTTTTGCTCTTGTTTTCTCATAATAGGATATAGGGTCATCCCCTTCATCAGGATAGGCATTTATCATTTGATCCTGTTCGTAATTAAGAAGAGCGAGTTCAAATGAAATACCACTAATAACAGCCTTTTTCTTGAAAGTAAGTTTTTCTTCCAAGGATTTAAGAACATCGGATAATGACATGAGTATCTCCTTATCTCAAGAATGTCGAGTTCTCTATATTTTCATGTACCATAATATTTTACATCTTCCATACTAAACTACTTGTATGATATACTCGTTTAATTTTTTTACTTGATATAATTTTCTTTTCTTTACCATTAAAATAATATACATTTTTACCTAAACCAGTAGTCCCACCACAGGTATACTTTTTATTCTTTAACCAGATAATATCACCTGCTTGAAACTTA